TCCTGCTCCTGTTGGAAGTCCACCTCTCATAGTTGGGTCATTTAAGTATTTCCAGTCAGTCTTGTAGAAGTCATAACCTCTACGGAATCCTGAGAAACCTAAGTTTAACGCCATTTCTTCGTCATTGTCAAAAAGACCAAATGAAGTACCATTAGCTCCGTAAGAGTTTTGAGCAGCTAACATATCATCAATATCAAAAGCAAACTGACGATCAACGAATATTACGTTTTCTTCAATTGCCCCTTGCTTGTCTAAACGACTAATTACATTATCAAAGTCAGCCAATACTGTTGGGTTTCCACCGTCCCAGATATTACCTCTTTGTTGTACAGCATAAAAAATACCATCAGATCCAGCTCCTGGATTAGCAGCACCACCAGCACTACCTAAAATGGCTGCAGCACCTGAGTTTTGCTCAGCAGGTACAGCTTCAATCATTGCTGTTTCTAAGAAATCATCAAAACGTAGTCTTGTTTCATGCTCAGATTTTAGGTACCATAGGTATCCTGTTCCGCCGTCTTCAGTTGTAATT